GTTGACCTTTTACAGATACTCTCTTAATTCCTGATTCACCACCAAAATCCATAGCAATCATTCTACGAGATTCAGTAGTTCCACCTTCTGGGTGAGTCTCTGGGAAAAGAACTTTATCATCAAACATTGGACAGTACATTAATTCAAATGTAATACCATTGATTGAATAGTATTTAGTGAATTGGAAACCAGCAGAAAGCGGCTTAGGAATACCTGTAAGTTTTCCACCATTTTCTTTGTAAACAGAAGTATCATTACTACGACCTGGACCAGAACCTGTATTGCTTAACAATAATTCAGTACCACCTTTAGCAAGTACAGCTCTGTGGAAATCACGGATACCATATTCACCTGTACACAAAGTAACAACACGATTACCCATTTCAATTCTACCAATAGATAGATCCAAGAATACTTCAGTTAAGAAGTCCAAGTCAAGAGTTGAATAATAGTGAATATTAGATGGTGCAATTTGCTCAAACAAACCAGCACCTGATTCTAATGGATATTTACCAGAAGCATCTTTGTTCAAGAACAAATCTTTTTCTGTAAAGTTGTGTAGACCATAAAAGTGCATAACTACGTTAGCAACTTCAGCTTGGTACATAGCTACCATATCAAGGTAGTTAATCCAAACTTTTTCTTGCTTACCATCAAGACCTGGGAATGAAAACTCTAATGGGTAGTTTTTACCTTCGTTAATCATGTTACCAGGAACTTCATACTCAAAACGCTGCATTGTAATTCTGTTACGCATTCTGAATGGTGAAGTGAAATTAGGCTTTTGACCACGGCTAGAAAGTGTAGATGGTGCTACGTTAAAAAACTTAGCCCAACGCTGACCAGCTTCAAGTTCTTCTGCAGGAACAGAAAGAGTTGGATCTGATGTCAAAAGTTCTACTTCATACTCAAAGTTAGTACCTTTAGGTTTAACAGAGATTACACGAAGTAAGTATTCTGCTTTGTTACCTTTGATAATGTTATCTGCTTCAAAGTATTCTTCACCATATACCATATAGAAAGCAGCAACACCTGCACCTAGTTCACCTGCTTCAGCAGCAGTAGTTCCAGCAGCATCATATGCTTCTAATAAAGGAATATTTTTTTCATGTTGACCTTGGAGCATCCACTCATAGTAGTTATTTTCTTCAACTTCCACAGTTGGAAATTGATTAAGGAAGTCAAACATCGCATTCTTCAAATTAGTTCTAAAAATCTGGTGAATGGTGTTAGTTACAAGCTGAGGTCGCTTCATGTATAAAGCTCCCAAGTTATTTGCAGTTACTAGACCATTGTAGTCTTTGGCTGCGTATTTCTGTAGTTGAAATAATTGCATGGTTTTATTTATTTATTTTTAAGGAAATGTTCAAGTGAGGATAACACATCAGACTCTTTTTCTGAAATATTATTACTCAAGTTTGAGCCTGATCTAAAAGCAGCTTTTTTTAATCTGTCATCAATAGATCTTGATACTTTAGTTTCTGCTAATCTCATTAGTTTAGTTAAGTCAGGTTTAAGATTACCTCTTTCATCTGTATTAAATAAACCAAGTTCAGTCAGATAATGCAACTGCATTCTAAAAGCTTCAGGATTTTTTCTTGACAAGGCTGCTACTTTGTTTAATGGTTGTTTATTTTCGTCATAAGCAACTGTTTCTGTCATTGACTTATACAGTTGGTCTTTCATTTTATCTGTAAGTGCTACACCTTTGAAAATCTCAGGTGTATTTATAATTGCTGACTTAAGAGCTTGCAGTCTTTGTCCAGCTTCTTGTTGTCTTTTTTGAGCAATGTATTGTTCTTCTTGTTTTTTAAGTTGTATTTGTTTTTGAGTATCTTGATTTAATGATTGTGCTGCTTCAAAACCTTCATCAGCTAATTCATCTAAATCTCTAGCTCTTTCTACATACTTATTAATCTTATCATTAGAAAATCCTTTTGTTCTAAGAAGTTCTCTGTAAAGTTGTTCTGCTTTTGCAGGATTACTTTCAAGGTCTTCTTTAGTTACACTAGAATAATCTACTAATTTACTACCAATATCAGATGCTGAATCTTCATCTAACCCATCCATAAATAATTGGAATTGAGTTCTCATTTTAGCTGGCATCTCAGATACAACTTCTTCAAAGATTTTTAAACCTCTTTTAAAGTCACGTCTTTCCATTAAGTATTTAAAACTCTCAGGAGAACCATCAAATTCAAAATCATCATCAGCAGCAAAATCTTCATCATCAAATAAACCTTCAGACTTTAGCTGTTCAGCTAAAACCTTATATAAAGGTTCATCTTCTTTATCATCTTTCAAAGAACTATCAGCATCACTAGGAGCAAAATCTTTTGCTTTCTGTTCAATGCTTTTCTCATCATCACTATCTTCTTCTGAATCACTTATCAGATTAGAAAGCTCTGTGTCAAAATCAAAATCACTACTTTCAGCAACATCCTTAATTAAGTTCTTGTCTGAAGAGTTGTCAATTGTTTCTACTCCACCATCTGGTCCACCAAATTCTGGAGAATAATACTTATTTACTTTCATTTTTCTTACTTGTTTACAAAATTATGTTTATTAATTCTTATCTTATTGTTATTTAAGCTTATTCTATATAGCTTATTTCTTGTCATATTTATTCTTATTTTCTCTTGCAACCTTTAGAGCTGTCTCTGCTTTGAGTTCTTCAATCTCTTTTTTAGAAGTGATTTCTTTCTCTTTAACAACTAATTTCTTTTTCTCAATTTCATTCTTTTGTTTATCTGCAGTATACCTTAATTGATGCTCTCTATCTTTTTGTACTTGCTCAAAAGTTTGCTTTTGTTGTTGTAAGGCAATTTTACTTTGCTCTAGTACATCAGGTATCATATTTTCATTTACATCTGTTTCTTGTGCAAAACCTAATGCTTTAAGAGTTTCAACTTGGATTTTATTATCTCTATCCAATTGTCTATTGACATCTTCTCTATCAAGCTTTTCATACTCAAGCTGTAATGCTTGTTGTTGTAATTGTGCTTGTTGTTCTGCAAGTTCTTTTTCATGCTGCTGTTGAGCCTGTTGTTGTTCTTGCTGTTCTTGAGCCATCTTATCCTGAGCTTCTTCTAAATATCTAGCCAAGCTTGATATACTATCTTTTTTGTAGATTTCAATGAGGTCTCTAAACTTAATCTGACCTGTCTGCATACCTGCATGAGCCAATTGATTAAGTGCTTGCATAAGTTCTTGAGTATTTGGACCATCATCTATGTGGATATCATATTCAGATTCACAGAATTCGTCATAACTATTAACTACTTCAACCATCATATCATCACCTACATACTGTACTTTCTTTGGATTTTGTTTCCAAACATACTTAGCAACTTCTAATAATCTCTGCATACAATCTCTTTTAAATGAGTTGTGTAGTGAAAAGTATTTCTCAGTCATTGAGTTAGATGCTGACCATCCCATATTAGATGTACCTACATTGGCATCACCTTTAATATCACCTTGTCTGTATTCATTAACTCCAGATATTAAATCCATCTGTTGTTTAATAAATCCAATAAGGTTAACGTGCTGTGTAATATAGTTACCCATTTCAAGGTTAATACCTTGTGCTGACATTTGATTAAAAGTACCTGCAGATTTACCTTGCATTGGTCCTTTAATTACTTCATTAGTTGGATCTAAGAATAAAATGTTAGTTGCTTCTGCATACTGCAACCACTTCAAAGGATCCCACTCTGATGGAATCATACTTACATTGATTCCTAACATTGGGCCTTTGTATTTTGATAAGGCTAGGTTTAATCTGTGGAAATAAATATCATATAAATAATCCATAGGTTTAATATTGTCCATGAAAGACATTACCCTTGAATTATTTGTATTACAGTAAATACCTACATAAGGTGGTTTACTTTCTGATAAATTAGCCATACTCCTTGATTGATAAGGGATTGGTCTAATCTTTACATAAATATCGTTTGCTATCTTCGTCCCTTCCCACCACTCATTAATCCATATCCAATCTACTGTTTCACCAGCATCTGTATCTAATGTGTAATACTCATCTACAATCTTCTCTTCTTGACTTCCGTATTCATCATAGTACTTTACCTTTCCAATCTTTCTTCTCGACTTCCAGCATACACGCATAATTCTGACGTTTCCTCTTTGGTCGTATGCTCCCCCAAAATAGTGTGTAGCAATTTGATTAGGTACAAACAACTCCCCTGCTGTATACCCAAATCTTTCCTCTACTGTAATATCCCTATTATAAGCCATTTGAATACCACCAGTTTTCATACTGTTATATTCCTTGCTTTGCTCTAATGTATCTATCTCATCTTTAGTAAGTTCTGTGTAATAATAATCTACTACTTGACCTACTGACATCATTGTATATTCTACAATCCAATCTGCATCTTCAAGTTTATAGGTCTCAGGAGATTGTATAGTAAACAAATACAAAGGATTAACCTTTCTAAATACTATATCATTACCTAATTCCTCAATACACACTACTTCTTCACCACAAACTAGAAAATCTTCCCAACATCTTAGGAAAGTATCTGATACATCAAGTCTTTTATATTCATACTTAAGTATCTTATTAGCAGTCATCTCTTTCAAATCTTGATAATTATATTTAAGGTATTTATCAAATTTTCCAAGTTCTTTCTGCATTTCTTCTTCCATGGTTTTTTGGTCTACTTGTTGACCCTCCATAGAAGCCTCTATTTTTTGCTTAGCTACATCTACTAATTTATTATACCACATATCTCTGATATTCTCCTCTTTAGAAGAAATGCCCATTTGGTCATCAGATGATATATAAGCTTTAAATGGATACCTAGTTAATCTCTTAGCTTCTTCACCTACTAAAGTGTTAATCTTAGAGTTACCTAATCCAATATGTTGCATACTTTTAGGAGCAGCAGAAAACTCTACTCCATAAGGCTCACAAATCTGTTGTATATCTTTATCTGTAAGCATGTTGTTCCTAAGTCTGTAATTAACTTTTTTATTATAAAAAGTCTGTCTTACTACAGAGGAATCAAACATCAATACATTCTCCCCAGCATCTACACATCTCATTCCCCACTCTAAATCCTTCTTGGAATCTGGTAAAGCTTGTTCTGGTACTTGTATTACTAAATTATTCATATTAAGTTTACAAATTTACGTTTATTTAGTTTACAAATTATTACTTGGTAAACATGTTGTTAAAAAAAGCACCGCCTTCACTATAGCTGTTATCAGCAAATGGGTCATCACTGTGCTTTAAAAATCCTCTTTCTTTAAAGAAGTCAGATTCTAAAAAGTTTTTAGTACTTCTTGTTTCAGCTTGTATTGCTTGTTTGTTTAAAGTTACATCTAGTATTAATACAGCAATTAATGCTGACACTCTATCAAAGTTTCCATCCTTATTCCACTTAATCAATTCTTGTATTAATCCTGTAGAACGGAGTCTATTAACATTAAGTATTTCTGAGTTAGGTTCAATTGGTTCTAATAACCATTCTCTAATTAACTCTCTACCCCATGTATTTGTTCTTTCTGTAGCTTTAAACCCATAAGATGTATTTAAATTAGGTTTCCATTCAATCTTATCTCTAAGTTGTACTGGAGTTTCTGCTAACATATGCAAACACTTTCTGTGTTCCATGTAAGTAACAAAACCTAACTTATTAATCTCAGGAAATCCTGCAGCATTGTAATATACTATTAACTTTCTACAGTTTTCATAGAATTCTTTAGCTAATTGTGGTCTACCTGTGTACTCAGCTACTATTCTTCTAGTAAATCTATCAAATACAAAGGCACAACCTACAGAATCTGTAGTAGAATAGTCATCATCATAGGGGTCAATACCTACAACATACCTTCTAACAAAGACTTTCCCATCACTATCTTTTTGAGGTTGCTCATAAACCTCAATACACCCCTTAATATCATCATCTGGTCTACGTTTAATAGGATAATCTCTAAGTGGTAATACATTATCCATAGATGTGAACCTTAATTCACCATCTTCTTGTGGTGTAATGTAACCAACCCAATTACTCTCAACATATTTTTGAGAATTAACCTTAATATCAGCCAATCTTTCATTAAGTAGCATAGTAGGAAACATATTTCCTGATGTTACTAAGAATGCTTCTGATGGTGTGAGTGGATATTGTGTTACTGCATCTCTATAAGCTGATGGATTACCTTTTTTAGTTTCTCTATAAGCCATAATTGACTTTAAAGCATACTCTTCATTAGAATTTCCATCATTATCTACTAATGGTACAGTTTTTTTAGTTTCTTTGTCAGTGAATACACCAAATCTTTGTTTAGTAGATGGTAAAAACCACCCACATTGTTGGTTACCCTTCTCAGGTTCCCACTCATTAGGGAATGCTAAGAGATTAAACCTTTCTGGGTCATAATACATTTCAGAAAATGCAGCAGTTCCACCACCCATGTCTCCACCTGTACCATAAATAATAGGAATACCAATAACATCATCTCCATCTTTCCAGCAAGGCTCAGAAATATTGTATGATTCTATGATATTACTAAAGATACCTGCTTCCTCAAATAGGAAAATAGAGCTACTCATACCTGCAGATGCAAATGAGTTATCTTTAAATGTAATTTTTCTAATATCAGATTGATAACCTACCCATACATCTCTACCATCTTCCATCTTTTGTTGATGTCTAGACTTCACATAGTCTTGAGTATTAGGGTTTCTAGGTTTATACCATACAGTATTTTGATCTAAAAAGTTAATATTATTTAATGTCATAGCCATTGTATTATCTGAGTACTTATTTTCATAAGCAGAGATAATACACTTGGCATTTCTAAAAAAATTGTATTCATGTACAACTAGTGCAGCATTCTTGTAAGAAAATCCAGTTCTTCTTGGCTTAACCATGATAAAACCTTTTTTCTCTTTTCTTGCTTGCTCAATTAACGTAAAGAATTCTAAATCTACATCTGTAAATCTAGGAAATCCTTCAGTCTTTCTTCCAGTTTTTTCATCTTTTAAAAGCATCCTAGTGTAGTTCAGGTAGAAATAATATGTTCCAGGTATTGTGACATTACCTATAGTTACACCTTCCATACACTTTCTTACTTCCTCTTTCCAAAACTCATTATACTGGTATGTACCAATAAGAGCTTTAGTATAAAATCCCGTAGTTTCAAACTCTGTTCTAGCCTCTAGGAATGCTTTTGTATTACTTAATATCATACATTAAAAGATGTGTTTACAATTTTATCTCCTCTATTCTTAATAGCAGTAGTTTCTTTCTCAGATTTAACTGCTGATTCTAATGTCTTGTATTGTGAGATTACCTTACTAATAGAATCCATTATCTTCAATACTGGTGTAACTGATTCACTATCAAGAGTATTCTCTTTTAAATAGTCTGACATCTCTTCTATCTTATCCTTAACACTATTAAACAACCTTTCAATAGGTGTTTCCTTTAGTCCTTTGTATATCTTACAAGCCTGCTGGACTTGCTCTGAAGCTTGATATTCTTTGTTACCGATAACTTCCTCTTTGATTGCTTCAATTCTTTTTTCTTCTGAGTAGTTATTATATGGAGAGTTGAAATCACATAAATGGTAAATATACTTAAAGTCGTTGTAAGCATTAATCTTATTTTTACTCTTATCACTCTTCCAAAGAGTCTCAAAACACTCAATAGTTAAGATCTCTGGTGAGATAGTAATCTCATTATCCTTTAGATCAAAAATCTTCATTACTTAAGGTATGTTAATTTATAAATTGTAGAGTATGCTAGTGATGCAATCTCATCAACTTGGTTTTTTAAAAACTCATCTTTAAACACATCTCTTGAACTTTCTACATATTTAGCAAACTCTTCAAGATAAGTTAAGAAACTATCTGGCTTTGTGTATTTAATATCAATGTTAACAATACCATGTTTACCTTGGTAGCTTTCTACAAAGCCATCAGCTAATTCAAGTAGTTCATCATAAAATCCGTTGAGTGCACTGTGTGCTGCAAAGCTTCTAGTTTTTAAATGCTCAACATGAGCAGCATCCCTAAGTTCAAATAATCTTCCTATAAACTTAAGTGGGGAGTTCATTGGGTTCTCCCTTAATCTTTTTGATAGTTCCATATCTTTTTAATTTACTTTTATTTACTACAAATTTACCAAAATTTTTGACAATACAGTTACTATTCCAAGTTTCTGGATTATTATCATTTATTTTACTAAACTCTTCTTCTAAAAAAACAAACACATCACAGTAAATACTCTTAGCATCTTTGTATGATATATTATGCCTTTTACTTATTTCTGTTAGTACTTTTACTACCTCTTGCTGCAGCATATAATCCTCGTATTATTACTCTTTGTGGTGTATTCTTCATTTCCATTAACTGTTCAAAAGAATGTTTAACAGGTAACCAACCATCTATAGTCCTAAGTAGGCATCTAGTTTTGTATGGTTTATTAGTTCTCTCATTAATAATTTCTGAGAACTCCATTACTTCATGAATCTCAACTCTCTTGACTATAAACTTTCCTGGAATCTCAAGAGTGATGGGTTCTCCATTCTCGTCTTTAGAATCTTTAATAGTAAAAGTTTGTTCAAGAGCTTTGATTATCATCCTATTATAAAGTGGTTTAAGTAATTAATCCAGAGTTCTCTCTTACTACCTTCTACAATCCTATTATATTCCTTAATAGATTCATGATTAGATGGCAGTACTTTAAAAACCAAGACCCATTTTCCGTCAGGAAGTTTCTCCACATGTTTGATATACTGATACCTTTTATTCCTTTTAATAAATTTCTTAGCAAGTTCTGTGTATACACCTAGTTTTTCTATTACTGCATCAAATTCTTTGTGAACAAACACTACTGTATTTGATCCACACTTAGGATCTATAATCATTGTTTAGAATCTTTAAACAAAAATACAAAATTAATCCTCATCATACACCACACTAATAGGTGTGATGACTACCCAAGACCCTCTTCTTCCCATATTCCTATCATATATAAACCTAATGACATTGCCACCATGTTCTATATCTGCATCCATATGTTCAGTTAGTTGCTTATTCTTATGCAAGTGATTTACTGTAGTATACAACTCATTGAGTTGGCTTGCATTTATTTCTATTCTTTTCATGTCTATCTAAAGTATTATTATACCCAGCCCTTACTCTATTATTAGGTAAAGTCCAAATCTCACCATTATCCATAAATACAGTCCAGTATAAATGATGCTCTAATCCATGGTTCTCAACAAAGTGAGCTAAACCATAAGCTTCAAATTCTGGAATATATAACCATAATGGTGGATTTAACTGTAGCATTATAAAATTGTTGGAGGCTCAATAGTATTAACAATACACTTGCAGCAGATGTCAGCTTCTCTAAACATTTGGTATTTGTGTTTTACACCATCAGAATCTTTACCTTGAAAGCTAGTTGGAATAGAATGAGGGAAAAACATAACTGTATCTCCTACTTTATAAAGCTCAACATCTTTACCAACAGCCATAATGGTATCACCATTATAGTCATCTAATTCAAAATTCTGCATTCCATCAGGAAGGTAAACTCCAGTTGAAGTTTTAGTTGCTTCCTTGTACTCAATTAAAATACCCTTAGGGTGTGGTTCATACATTATCATATCTTATAGTTTTTTACAAATGTAAAACCATAGTTTGGATATCCAAAATAAAAAGATAGATTATATGTTAACTACCTGTTGCTGAGTAGATATAATTTTCCCCTTGAGGTTTGAATGTTAATTTTGAATTTCCTGTAGTTGGTTTTTAGCCCCTAGCCTACTCTTTCCCTTACACGTTGGTGGTAGTCCTACAATTATATCAAAATCATTTTTGTAACTATCGGAGAAACTTAGTCTATTATTCATAAACCTTTGATCCAACTTCTAACCCACTTTTACTTATGGGTGGTCTAACTTTAAGAGGTGTATTAAAATTAGGTTACAGTACAAAGGTAGATAAAAATTTTTTATAAAAAACAAAAATGTTTTGTGAGTATGGGAATGGGTACCACCTTATGCAAACTACCCCCACTAAGGTTGGGCAGGTATGGTACCCCTGTCAAAGTGCTGTAGGGAATAGTTCCTTTCAGTTCATAACTAATGTACCATCCCCTAAAGTCATGGCTAAGTTCATCGTTATTTCTAGCAAACCATCTGCAACTAATCCAGGTGTATTCTCTAATGCTGTAAGTGTGTTACCTGATGGTGCTCCTGATTTTGTTATCGGGACTAAAGCATGGTTACGTACTAATACTGCATTAGAGATTGGCTTTGCATTTAACATTCCTGATGATTCTCATAAGTTAGTAGAAGCTACTAATGAGAATGGAACATTCTATCAGGTAATGCTAGGTGCTAAGTAGCATTTAGTGAGAGTTAGAGAGTGATAGCATCTGTGCTATCATTCTCTTACTTTATTGAGTTACGTGCTGTTACTCATCATTTGTTAAAATATAGCACATAAACCTTCTAATACATATTCCCATGTATAGAGAACGCGTTACTGTTGTTAATGGTGTTATCATCAGAGACATTCAGGACTATGACTTTGATTAGTTATAGTTTCCAAGACCTAAGCAAGTCATAAACTGCTTATTTTTTCTTTAGAGTTGATAAACTCTGACAATCCTGTGGGGCTATTACCATGTTTCATCCAATGCATATCAGTGCATACTATCTATAGATAGGACAATGGGATGATATCAAACACTCTGATAAGTGTAACATGGAATTAGTGCAGACTTAAAAATCAGGAACTTTAACAATTAGTGTGAGAACTAGTTGTAGTTTAACAGCCAAAAGCTTGTTTAAAACTATTATCTCAACGGATACAAATTCCATCCCGTTGGTACTTGCTCAGTAGTGGAATACTGATTTAAAGTTCAATATACTTAGGTATAACGGCTGATTAACTGTAGGAACTGCAAGTTTCTTTTAACATACTTTGGTAAAGTGTGTGAATACAGTTAATTTATCTATCTAAAATGATAAGGGGGATAAAAACGAACCTTATAAGTGATCTACCAAAGATTGCGAGTCCTCAACTTTGTCTAACCTTCTAATTCTAAATCTCATGACTTTCAATGACTATTTACTCATATTCTGCTGGGTTGCAGGTGTGATTACAGGTATGGGCTTTCTTCAAATTTACAATGATTTTAATCCTAAAATTAAATAGATATGAAAAATAATCCAAGCTTAAGAACATTCCTGATGATAACAGGGATGTTCTTCCTATTAATGATAGGTGGTTCTATTGTTAATTTTACATTGTCTGTTGTATTTATGGAAACATTCTATAACATTCAATGTTCACCTATATGGGTGTTACATACCATTATTATTCTAATCTTAACTGTATCTACAGGTCTAGATATGGAAAAAGAGCAGTAAATTAATACAATGTGTTGAGGTGTGAGGCTATTACAGCTATACTCAATGCATTGTATTTTTTGTTTAACCTTTTAATACTAGAAATCATGATACCACATTCATTTAACTTTGATGATAATTTTGCTAGTAATGTAAAAACTTATAGTGAATTAAGTCAATACATTGAAAGGCATGATAAAGATAAAAAAATAATAGTGCTTATTGATAAATCTATTTGGGATTTTGAAGATGGACTATGGATAAGGAGATATTAAAACTATAGGTTGGTAAACCATAAGCTTCCAAATTTGTTAATGCACCACAACTCACGTAGTATAATATCTTAAATGGTTGGCTGAAGAAATATAGGCTGTAGAAATACAAATACATTTAAGATATGAAACTACACTGATTAATAATGAAGTTGGGAAAATAGGGGAGATACTGAAGGTAAGCACTAGTTAATCATTTACTAGTATATTGCTAAGGATAAGTTGGAACTCTACCATAGTTATTAATCAGTTTCCAAAGGGTGAGCAGTTGTAATTCTTAAGTAGTATCAACAAGAACTCAGCTTACTAATGTAGCTTATAAGGCAGCAATCACTGCATAGCGATGAGTAAGTTTTATGTTGTGCGGATTACAACTGAGTGCAGATGGGCAAATAATATTATTTAACAATCAATTAGGAGATGAAAACGTCCACCTACATTGTTAATAATCTTTACACTTAGTTGTAATTTGTAAGCGTGTTATACGAATATTTAACAGAAAGATGAACACTTAGAGTACTAAATATTACGTACACTGTTTAGTATGCTTTCAGTGAGGTAAAACTCAAAACTGTTAATAGTATAATAATGGGGATTTATATCCATGACCATTGTGCAAATTACAACTAAATGTAAATATTTTCTTTCGTAACTAACTAAACTTATATACAATGCACGCAGAAATAACAAAAGGAACAGTGTTAGAAATAAACAATGATCTTACTATAGACAGAAACTACACAATATTATATTGTGGTGTACCTGTAGGAACAGCTAAAGATAATCTGACTTGGTTTCCTTCTAATCCTAGAAAACCAGAACATAATCAGATTAAGCAGGTTGTTTATTTAGGTGATTACACATGGGGAGTTAAGCAATTAACTTCTACTATTGATGAATTTGAGTCTTTTGGTCAAACATTAAAAGATCAGATTCTATGTAAATTTCTTGAAATGCAAAAAGAATTCAATGAATTACATAGACAATGTTTTTTTGCAGATTAAAGAACATAGCAGTTATAACTTGTGCACAGGTTATAATAATACTGAGTAGTGACAGTTTAGCGCAAAAGGCACGTGGAACACTAACCATAAACAGTTATATTGGCCGCTGATTAGACAAACTCATCGTAGTTTGCATTGTATAGGTTACAAGACATTAACCTAGTGGTAATATAACTACCACGCATTTTTTATTTGTAATTAATTAAATCTATATAAATGTATTACGATGCATTACACAAAGTATTCTGTAGTATTGTAAAATCTACAGATGATTATACTATTGTCAGGGATGATGATGGTACAGAATATATTACTCACAATGATAATCTTATTAAAATATGACAAGATTAGAAGCAATGGCTCAAACTAGTAAACGCTTTACCAATTTAATGGATAATAGCGTTATTCCAAGTGCAAGTGTATTAGCTATAATTAATTACTACGAGTTTTTAATTGATAGTAATCCTGTTGAAATTAAATATCAATCAGGAATTGAAGCAAACTTTGCTGAACAAGAAATCCAAGAACTTCTTACTGAAGAAGATTATTGGGATGAAGATGTCCAATTTAGATGGTAAAATATAATAGAAAGGTCGTGATATCCGACGTATTCCTAAGCATGAAGACAAAAGGCTTTATTTTTTTATTCACTTTTAAAAACAACTAAAAATGTTACAAGTAAAACTCCCTCCAAATTGTAAAACTACTCTTACTGATAGTGGTATAAGAGTTAAAATGACTTATGCAACTAAACTTGATGTAGGTGAACACAAAGACAAAGGTATTACAGTCTTTCAAGGAAGAGATTCTTATGATAAGAATGGTAAATTTAAAAAAGGCAGTAAATACTATTCTTTTGAGTTTGATGTAACAACTCAAATGAATTTAAATAGAATGATGTCTGAAATTTATACCAAATACTTTGAATATAAGCAAAAAGGTATGGTGCTTAAATGCTTAACTGATATAGATATTGCTGAGAAACAAATTAAAGCATTGTCTAGAAGCATGTTTCCAGGTACATGGGATTTACACAATTTAAATAATGATAACGAATTGCCACCACCTCCAGATGAAATACATTTGGATTTTTAATTTAATTTTTAACTAACCCTTTAAAACTAAACAAGATGAAAAATTTATTTTTCCTTATCGTCCTAGTAGTTTTTACTGCTAATGTTTCTGCTGAAACTTACGAAATAAAAAGCTCTTATGAGCTTAACGATGGCAAACCTAAAAAAAAGAAACACAAGAAAAATCGCAAGGCGAGAAAACACGCTAAAAAAAATGGTCTTGTTGGACATGGTTGTCGTGGTATTAAAGCTTTACCTGGTAGACACTAATGTATATTGGCGAGATTGTGAACGTAGGCAATAGTTATTTTGTCTACGTTCCATCAGTGCCTGTTAAACAAAAGGTTTATAATATGTCAAGTATTCAAGCTATGAATATTATTGATAAATATGATAGCCGTATTGTTGAAATAGTACTGATTCCAAAACAAGATGAACTGGATGAGCAACCAGAATATACTGCTCATATTATTAACCCTTTAATTGATAACAATGAGGAAAACTCTAAGTAAAAGTTCATGGTCTGAAAAAGAAGACAAAGAACTAATGAAAATCATAGATCAAAATAACCAATATATATTGGAATATGGTCTTAATTTAGCTGCTAAAAAGCTTCATAGAAGCTTAAGTGCTATAAGGCAACATTATTATGTCTTATTACACAAACAAAATGAAGAAATATTAAAACGTCAATTTATTGATGCTGTAACATCAAGTAATTTTAAGATTGTTAAACGTAAAAACCAATTTATTGTAACTCTATGACAAGATTAATTAGAAGGCATCCACTTGCTACAATATCAATATTGTATCTATTAGTAACTCTAATCTTTTGTATTTATGCAAACACCTTATGAATTTCTTAGGCTTAAAATTAGCTCTTTGGTTACTAAAAAATCAGAAAGTACATTTATTTCTAAACCAATGAAGTTAACAAGAGTTAAAGCTTACAATGAAAATTTAGACTTTAACTCACAAGCAAATCATTTATTCACTTTAATTAAAAAACTATGACTACATTCACTATGCCTGTAAGATGGAATTCTTACGACATGACGGAGATTGATATTCTCCATAAGAATCTCCAAATGAATTTCATGTGGAGCGATTATTATATAAACAATGGTAATATGCCTATGTTTAATCAATGTCAAACTGATATAAATAATATTAGACTAGCTATAAAGTCTATAAAAGAAAAGCAACAATCGAAAAACAACAACAAACAATTTAACAAAAACAAAAACAAGTAAAATTATGAACACTATTGTAAAAACATCTGAGTCAGAAGTAAAACAAGACAGAAACAACAGAAGCTATAAAACAGTAGCTTTTAGCGAGGTAAAACATGTAGATACCCCTTTTGGGAAAATGTTATTGCCAGCAAGTCAGTCTAAAACAGTTAAAATCAATTGCTATGAGAATAGCTATTTAAACAAAATGGATGCAGGTTATGCAGATCCAATTTTCAATGCAAATAATCCTTCACTTGGTGGATGGTTCGCTGGTTCTATTGAAACCAGAGAGGTTGTAGCTTACGACATTACAGCATCTGATGGTAGCACTAAAACAGTATCAACATATACTACAATAGTATTTGGAGACACTGACTCTCCTGCTTATGAATCAACAGTGAAAGCTGCATTCAAAAGCAAAGGCCATGAAATTATGGCAGAAGCACCAGTTAACAACAATGTATCTGCTTTAGAAGCACTTCGTGCTGAAATTGGTGGATAATTAAACAAAGAGTTGTTGCTTTAATGGGGGTGTAAAAGCCCCCATTTTTATTTTTATTTTTAATCTCTAATCCCTAAATTAACATGAAAAATTTATTGATTGCTGCTGTTTTAATGATTACATTGACAGCAAATTCACAAGTAAGCTTAAATAAAACAGGAAAAGAACTTTACAATGATTTTAAGTTTGAAGGTATTGAATATAAACATTCACCACAGGGTAGATTTTATTTAGAACGCTATCCTCATTCTGATGTAATTGTTAATTATTATTTAGATGCAGATAGTATTTGTACTTCAATATTAATTTTAGCTATTACAAAAGAAGCAGCTGATTATATTATTAATACTTATAATACTAGAAAATACTTTAAAGTATATGATGGATGGATGTTAAGAGATAATGGAATTGTATATTCAATATACCATTATAAAGATGAAAGTGGTTACTTTTTCTATTGGCATTAAGATTTTACTAAAAAAACCATATAACCTATTTTAAACATAAAACTAAACAGTTTTACATCGACAAAATAAATGTTAGTTTTTATATGGCTTTCTAATATTTATTTTTTAATTTTACACATTGTTTCCATAGTTCAACGGATAGAACAATGGTTTTCTAAACCATCAATCTAGGTTCGATTCCTAGTGGGAACACAAATAGTCAGGAGGTCATTTTAGATATGACACCTAATCATTAGGAAATAGCAGGTGCAAATCCTGTTCTGACTACACGTTCTGTAACATACAACAGATAGTTCAGCTCTGAATGATGAGAAATGGTGTGATGGCCATATGAGATTGCTAATAGGACAAAGTTCTATTCAGATTAACTATCTGCACCAAAAGAGCTTACTAGTTGTGATTAGCTCAGTAGTTTATTCCTAACTTGATTAAATCAAGGACAGCCATAACACTTGTAGTTGGATAAAATAGAGTGTTAAAATTGGGGGTATCATGGTATTGATCAGAATACAAAGAGTAAGTATGTAAGCAAGTAGTCCCTTGTCTAATAATGTGAGGACTTTAAATATTAGTAGATAATAATAGCTGGAAACACTATTGAAACAGGTAAGATTGCTGACGTAGTTGGTAAATCTGCCATCGCAGACCTTGTAGCATCATTTAATGATGTTGAAGCTCCTGTACTTGAGCTTGTCTAATTAAGTACAAAAACCTTGTTCTAAAGGCATATAGAGGATAATAGAATCCACAATCTATCTGATAGTTGTAAGACTGTTAAAACCTGCTAGTAGGTATCTAGATAAACTTGTAGAAAACAATTGAAATTTATTTTGAGACATGGGTTCGACTCCCATTACCTCCACACTAATGGGGATTAGTTGGTGGAGTCCATCATAACTGTGATGGTCCTAATGGGTGGTAGTTAATAGCTATCACCCATTTATTAACAACATTAAAACTTAAACATGAAACCGAAAGTAAAAGCAATTGAGTTGTTAAATAAAATGACAACAAATACCAATGATGATACTCTTATATATAAAAACAAATATGCTAGAGAGTGTGCATTAATAACAGCTAAAGAAATAAAGCTTGCATTTATGGAAATAGCTGATTATGATAAAGCAGCATATTATAGATCAATTGAATTAGAAATTAAGAAACTATGATTAAGATACAAAAGACTTTGATTTAACAACAATAAGATATATTTTTTAATATGATAAAAGTTAGAGCAATTTATATAGCTTGTGATTTTGATGAAAAGTATCCAGTAATTTCTGCAGACTCATTTGACAATATGAGAAAAGCATTAGATAATTACTGCGGTGCTGATGAAAGAAACTCAGGTAAATTTATAGCATTTATACCATATAATTCTAAATATCCTAGTGATTATGAAGGTTATTATG